TGAAACAGTTGCGCCTCTTTATAAAAGGAAATACTGGGATGCTTGCCGAGCTGATGAGCTTGTGGATGGTGTTGACTACTGTGTTTTTGATGTCGCTGTTAACTCAGGTTCAGGGCGCGCCATTAAGTTTTTGCAGTCGTGTGTTGGGGTTACTGCTGATGGTGGTTTTGGGCCTGCTACTCTGGCTGCCGTAAAAAAGTCAGAAGAAGACCCAGCACGGCTAATAGAACTGTATTGCGCTAAACGGCTAGAGTTCTTACAATCACTTAAGACCTTTGAAACTTTCGGTAAGGGCTGGTCTAGGCGTGTTGCGGAAGTTAAAGATGAAGCACTTAAGATGTTAGGGTAAACCCGAATGCCATTACAGAAGCTCCAGTTCAAGCCTGGCTTAAACAAGGATCAAACTAACTACACCAACGAAGGCGGTTGGTTTGAGTGCGATAAAATTCGTTTCCGTTCTGGCTATCCACAGAAGATTGGCGGCTGGCTTCGCTACAGTACACAGAGTTTAGCGGGTATATGTAGGCAGGTTTTTAACTGGATTACAACTGCTTCGGATAATTACTTAGCCCTTGGAACGTCAAAGAAACTCTACATTGAAGCAGGTCAAATTATTTATGACATTACGCCGATCCGCCAGACTTTTACGTCTACGGCTACAGATAACTGCTTTACCACTGTAAACGGATCTAAGACGGTAACAGTAACCATTGTTGCCCACGGAGCTGCGGAAGGTGATTACGTAACCTTTTCAGGGGCGGTAGCAGTCGGTGGAATTACAGCGCCCAACCTAAATACTGAGTTTATTGTTGACTTTGTTACAGCAAACACATTTACCATCACCACGACCACTGCGGCTACGTCTTCTACTTCGGGTGGTGGCACAACGATTACAGCTGCTTTTCAGATACCCATTGGTAACAACAACGCTTCTGTTGGTTATGGCTGGGGCGCTGGCGTATGGAGTCGTGGCGCATGGGGGTCAGGTTCTGGCGTTCCCGTAGTCAATCCGCAGCGGGATTGGTTCTTGCAGAACTTTGATAATGACCTTGTGGCTAATATCCGTAATGGCGCTATTTATTATTGGCAGTATTCTGGCGGCACAGGGGTTAGGGCTACTTTACTATCAGCAACGACTATAGATGGCGTTGCGCCTTCTGATGTACCTACGCAGGCAATGCAGATTCTAGTTTCTCAGAACGACAAGCATCTGATTTGTTTTGGAGCTACTCCATTTGGAGGCGGTGCTTTTGACCCCCTTCTCATTCGCTGGGCAAGCCAAGATCAGCCTAATAACTGGACACCGCAAGTCACCAATTCAGCAGGGTTTTTGCGGGTTTCCCGTGGCTCTGCCATTGTTTGTGCAATTGCAACACGGCAGGAAATCCTTGTATTTACTGAGGGAACTCTAAGTTCTTTGCAGTTTTTAGGCACAACAGACGTATTTGGTATCCAAGAATTGGCTGACAATATCTCCATTCTTAGCCCCCGCTCGGTTGCTGTTGTAAACAACACGGCTTACTGGTTTGGACATGACAAATTCTATGCCTATGGCGGACGGGTAGAGACACTTCCTTGCACCATCCGTAACCATATATTCCAAAACTTAAACTACGAGCAAGCCGACCAGATTGTATGCGGCACCAACGAAGGCTGGAATGAAATTTGGTGGTTCTACCCTACGGCAAACAGTCAAGTTAATAACGCCTACGTTATCTACAACCACCTAGAAAAGATTTGGTACTACGGCACGATAGACCGTACTGCATGGTCAGACTCCTCACTTAGGGAATACCCTCAAGCCTTGACTGCAACTTACTTTACAGGGGCTATCTCAGGCACGACTTTGACGGTAACAAATAACGTAGTCGGTATCTTGCAAGTTGGCTCAGTAGTTTCTGGAACAGGAGTTGCAGCGGGCACGATTATTACGGCTTTAGGTACAGGAACTGGTGGCATAGGAACGTATACAGTCAATATTTCACAGCTTGTAGGGCAGACTTCCATGACTGGCGATAGCGTCATATATAACCACGAGCAGGGCTTAGACGACAATGTTCTGCCAATGAACTCCTATATTGCGTCTTCGGACTTTGACCTAGTAGACGGCGATCAGTTCATCCTAACCAAACGGATAATCCCCGACATAAATTTCCAAGGGTCTACCGCTGATGATCCTGAAGTCACTATGTTTATTAAGCCAAGGAACTTCCCAGGTAATGCTTACTCCAATACCGAGGAAGGCGCAGTAATTGAGACTTCCGTTGACATATACACCGACCAGATATTTATGCGGGCTAGGGCACGTCAGATGGCTGTTGAGATTGAATCCACCAATTTAGGGGTGCAATGGCAGTTAGGCAGTCCTAGGCTTGACGGTAGACCAGACGGAAAACGCTAATGGGGATGCAAAAGTTTCGGGCACCCGCTTTGCCTCTGGCTACACCCGAATATAATGAAGCACAGTTAGCGCAGTTAATTGGTGTTTTAAGGCTTTACTTTACCCAGTTGGACTCAAATGCTGCTTTACAAGTAGACGGAATTCGGCTATTAAATTTACCAACATCAGGGTACAATTTGCCAAATGGTACTGTATTTCAGGTCGGGGAAGACTTAAAGATTGTCGTACCCAATGTTTCGTATTTATTTGGAGTATCGGGAACTGGAACAGTTGGCGTTGTCACAGTAGTGACCAACAACTTCCAAGGAATATTTGCAACAGCTAGTGTGGGTACGGTAACGGTAAGCATAACATGACGTTTGTTAAATTAAACCAAAAATTTCCTAGCATTCAGTACTCTGAAGGCGGAGAGGCGGTTTCTTACGGCGGAATCATTAGTTATCTAGAGTTAACCAGTATTAACCGAAACCTAATGGATGTGATTCCAGAGAAATACCAAGACGGATTCTCGTTGTCATTAATGAAGATAGTAGGCGAAGTTCCTCCGCATACCGATAGCGATGTAAAGACTGTTGTTAATTTTTACATTCAGCCAAACAACTATAAAACGGTATTTTTTGGTGGCGATTCTCCAACCTATCAAGTTCCCAATCAGACCAATGGTCAGGTTTTTTATAGAGAAAATCTAGTGGAATTGGATTCTTTTGTGGCTAAGAATGGAGAGGCTTTCTGTCTAGATGTAACCACGCCACACGCTTTAGATTCTTTAGATGACGTACCTAAAGAGCGAATTGCCTTGTGTCTTAGTACTCATGACTATGACTTTGACCAAGTCTGCAATATGCTTTGCGATACTGGATATATTCAATGAACATCCAAATGGCATCCAAAGAACTGTCTCCAACTGAGATTATTATGCAGGATCGCACTTGCCAGGGCGGAGAAGCTGAGCGAGTATTAAATGTCATTCAGCATAGACTGGGTCAAGGAAACACATTAGTAATTAGAAAGCACAATTGCCTATACTTAATTACTAGACTTGGAGCTGGTGAAGCAGAAGGTCATTTTTATGGCGCTGAATCTGCTTGGTATACCGTTAAAGCAGTTAAATATTTTATAGAACAGACACGTCAGGCTGGGATACATACTTTATATATATGTGATTTTACTGATCCGAATATGGAAAGAATGTTGAATATGATTAATTTAACCGTACAGCCATCTGATAAAGAAGGATTTGAGTATATGGTTAATTTGGCTAGGAGTATGTAATGGGTAAGGTTAAAAAAGTAACAGGTATAGACGTTGCTGCTCCAGTAAGAGCTGTTCAATCAGGTATTAGTTCTATTGGAAATGCGACTGGTATTAGTCCAGCACTTACAAAGGTATTTCAACCTGTAGAAAAAGCAATTGTTCAGCCAGTAGGTCAGGGACTTGCAAGTCTAGACAAAATGGTTGGTAACGCAATTCCCGGAGGGTGGGGGACTGTTGCTGCAATTGCTGGCTCAGCTATGGGTGTTCCTACGCCTTATTTGGTTGGTTTGGGTGCCTTAACAGGCTCTGGGGTAATGCGCAAAGGCGGTAGCTTTAACCTTCAAGGCGCTTTAATTGGCGGAGCAACAGCTTACGCTTCGGCTAAATTAGGCGACTATGCACGAGCAGCAGCTCTTGGGGCCGCCACAGAAGCTGGTCCTCAATTATTAGCAGGGGGCGAAGGCGCTATTGCCCCAATGGGTGGTGCTAGTGGAGCTGCAGTTATCCCAGAATCAGCAATGCCACAACTACTTAATACTGTGCCACCACCTCCACCGTCAATCGGGTCGCAAATTATGTCAGGTAATTTTAGCGATGCTATATCTCAAGCTGGCACAAATATTGGTGACGCAGCTTCTAGGGCTTACACTAGCGCTGGAGAAGGACTTAAAAGTTTAGGCACACAAGCTACTAAAGCATTTGATACTGTGGTTGACCCTAGTACATATACAGAAGCTATAGATAGAGCTGGTACAAACTTAAGTCAAACTGGCGCTGGAATTAAAAACCTTATTACAGGGCCTGCTGGTGTATCAAAAGCAGCTTCTACTTTATCAGGTGTAAACCCAGTAACTATGGGCGGGATGGCGTTGTATGGCACTGCTTCTTTATCTGCTTTAGACGCACAGCGCGACTTCTTAAATCAACAGAAAGCTGCTGGCAA